CGAATAACGGCTTCGAAGTTCGCGACGGCCTGGTCGTATGCCGCGCGGTCGCCAGCGAAGAAGGAAAGCTGAAGCCTGACCCGAAACGTCGTAAAATATACGGTGTTGATTTCGTTTGAAAGGTCCGTGATTCCCAGGCATTGAAGCGCGTATTTTTCCCCGACGACGGTTTCAGGGAGTTCGGTCAGGTCGACCAGGTCGTCGGTCTGTTCCAGCGGCCCCTGGGTCCGAAGCGCGGGAATGTCGTCGCCCAGAAGCGACTGGAAGTTCCCGACTATTGTGTTCCAATGTGACATATTCAGGCCTTTCCTTCAGGTGTCAGCGTACACTTGCAATACTCCCCGCACTCTGTCGACCCCAGACCAGGAAGACCCAGGGATTCCCATTCGGGAAACGTCTGGGAATCCATTTCGGACCGACTTACACAGTCGCCACAATGTTCCCGCGCTTCTGGGTCCAGTTCCCAGGAATAAAGTTCGGCGTCGTCGAATCCTTCATGGCTGGCGAATTGAGAAACGGAAGAACTGAGTTCGTCGACCGCGCCGCCGATAGCGCCCGACAGTTCGCCGAAGGTTTCGGCGCCGTTGTCTATGGCGTTTTCCAGGGTCTTCAGAATTTCAGCGTCCGACATTCCAGCCAGGCGAAGCTTCTGGACCTGAAGCGAAAGGTTTTCTTCCAGGTTGTTCAGAATCTGGTCGGCCTTCTGGACCCAGATTTCGAACATGGTCGAAGACCGCTGGGCGAATTGAAGTTTTGCCATGCTATACCCTTAATTCCGCGCGAAGCTGAAGCTTCAGTCGGGTCTGGGCCTGGGTCAGGGCGTCGCGTTCCAGCATTTGAGCGACCCAGCCGAATTCGGGCTTTATGTTCTGAATGTCGTCGTCGTTATTCGGGAAGACCAGCGGCGCCTTCGCCCCGACGCGCGGGTTCAGGGACGCCTGGCCCTTGCTGTTCCAGCGAATCAGGTCGGCCAGGGTCGGGTTCGTTCCATAAAAGTCAATGTGTGCTTCTTCGGAAACGAAGATTCGAACAGACGCCGCCGAATGGTCGGCCTTGAATCCGCGAAGCGCCAGGTCGCGGGTAACATAAAGGCGGGTCAAGGGAACAGACGTCGGCGCGCCCGACTTCTTCGTTCGCTTCGTTCCCTTCAGGGTCTTTCCAGGGGTCTTCCCCAGGGCTTTCAAAAGCGAAAGGCGGGAACTGGACGTCGACCCCTGAAGCAAGCGCGCCCGCTGTTTCAGCGTAGACGGCGCGGGCCGCGCGAACCGTCGGCCTTCCAGGTCGGTCTGGGTTTCGAATAGGCGACGAAGCCGTTTCCGAAACAGACCGCCAGCCTTTTCAAATGTCGCGGAAAAATCAAAATAGCTCATTTCCCCGCCTTCTGGTTCAGCTTGTAAGCGGCGAACGCCCGACCCCTGGCCGTCGCCTTGACTGAAAGCGATTTCCCGCGCTGAAGCAGAAGCTTCTTCAGGTACGGGCGGGACTGAGCGACCAGCGCCTGGAAGCGCCTGGCGTTTCCACCCGACGCCAGGGCCAGGCGCCGAAGGACGCCCAGGACTTCAGCTTTCGCCGCGTCCTTTTCCGACTTGTTCAGTTCGACGACGTCGCGAACGAAAGCGCGGTGTTTTTCGACGAAGCCTTCGTTCATCGGCCGAAGACGACGCCGAAGCCCGTCTTCCCTTCCGTTTCCGTCGGGACGTTGTCGCCGTCCGTGTCAACATTCACGGCCAGGCCCGCCAGCGCGGTTTCGAAGGCCTGGTTCGATTCGTCGGCCCGCTTCGCCCAGACGTCGTTCGGGTCCGTCGAAAACGCGGCCATGATTAGCGCCAGGGCGCGGTAAGTCGTCAGGCGTTCGACGGTCGTTTCCTGAAGCCAGGCCGTAAACGCGACAGACGCCGAAGCCGCCGCTGGGGTGTCCTGGACTGGCCCGCCAGTCGTCGCCGTGACCAGCCGAAGCCGATAGAAGCGGCCTTCGTCCGTGAACCGCGTCGACAGGTCGCCAGAAGCCTTCGCCGTCAGGCGCGCGACTTCCCGCCAGGTCGCGGGCGGGTTCGCCAGGTCGACGTTCTGGTCGTCCGAAGCTTCCAGGATGAAAGTATACTGTTCCCCGTTCCCGACGTTCAAGGCGGAAACGGAAACGACGAAACGAACGAATCCGTCCAGGCCTTCAATAAACGTAAAGGCTTCGGAAGCGGTCTTCGTCCCTGACGTCGTCAGGTAGTTCTGAATTGCGGTCGACTGGTAAGGCCTGAGAATGTCCAGCGGTTTCGAAATCTGGCGCGCCTTCAGCCCGCGCGCCCGAAGCGCGTCCAGGGTCTGGCGAAAGCCTTCCCCTATTTGAAAGGAAAAGTCGACCCGACCCTTCCCGACGTATTCGGAAATACGCGGGTGAAAGGCGCGAAGACTGTCTTCGTTTACGAAATTCTTCATCTGTCGCGCCCTTCCCCGTTCGTTCTTAGGCCTTGATTTCGGAAAGCTTCGCCATGTCGTCGGCCGACTTTGAAGCCATTCGGTCTTCGGACTGAAGCCGTTCGTTCAGCATGGCCGCGACCTGTTCGGGAATGTCGCAAGCGACGCCCCTGGTCACGGTGTAACGGACCCCGTTAATCCCGAACGTGATTTCGTTCGGTTCGCCCTTGCGCCGTTCCAGCATGATTCGGACCTTCGGCTGAAGGTCAAGCGCGGCCTTCGTCCTGGCGTATTTTCCCAGGTTCGCGACCGTGTCGACCGACGGCTTCGGTGGCATGATTTCGGTTTCGTTCTGTTTTGCGGCGGCCATATTGAAGGCCTTTCTTCGATTGTGAAATGTGAATGGATAGGTCGGCGCCCGTTTTATCGGGCGTCCTGGCTTCGAATCAAAACGCCGTGAATGGTCGCCGTGTACGCCTTCAGGACCGAAGCATTTCCCGAAGCCAGCTTCGAAAACCGAATCCGAAGGTTATCGGCGCCCCAGGGAACGGATTCGACTTCGGCCGTCCGATAGCTTTTCGCCCAGCCCGCGCCGCCCGCGACGGTAGAAACGAAAGTGTCGACTTTGGCCGTGTACCATTTGCCCGACCCGTCCCGCGCGTCGACATTCACCTGGATATTGCAAGCGGAATCCGCCGACATTCCCAGGCCGAAATAATCGTATTTTTTCGACAGTTCGACGAATACGGTATCAATCGCCGAAGCCGCCAGCGTCCCGACCTTCAGGACGACGCGGTTCTGGGCCTGGGCGACAGGTATGGCGACAGCGACCAGGACGGTCGCCAGGATAGCGAGAAAAATAACCTTCTTCATTTCAGGATTTCCTTTCAGACAGGAACAGGAAGGCGGCGGGACTTTCCCGCCGCCGTTACCGACTGGCTGGCCTGACTTAGGCCGTGACAGCGTGTTCGATACGGACCATGAAGTCGTCGTTCAGAATCTTCGCGACGAAATACGACTTCCAGCCCAGGGTCTGGACCTGATTCAAGGGGTCGGCCGTTCCAGCCGAACCAAGTCCCTTGTAAATCAGGGAAGACGCCTGGCTATTCGCCAGGTCCAGGACGCCGTAAGCGTTCGCGGCCAGAATCAGGGTCGCGTGTACGTCAATCCCGCCAGCGCCAGCGCCCGCGAACTTCTTCGCGTTCGTGGTCATAACGAAACGGACTTCGTCCAGCGTCCCGACTTCGCCAGGGAGAAGGACGACGTTCGAAGCGTACTTTTCGACCGAAGCCCATTTCGGGTCGTTCTTCAGGTCGAACAGCGTGTTCGGGCCGACAATGCCGACGTAAGCGGCGTTAATCGGCTGGGTTCCCTGGCCGACAGCGGCGCCCGAAATCTGGGTCAGCTTGCGGGCCTTTGCAATCTGAAGGGTTTTCACGGCTTCCTTGACTTCCGCGACGTCCAGGTACATTCCGTCGGCGACCGTAACGCGGGAAACCGCGGCGCCAGCGTATTGCACAATAGACCCCGCGGCCAGGACGTCCCGACCAAGCTGGTCGAAGGTGTCGCCCGCCTGGTCGCCGAAGATGCCGCTGGCTTCCAGAAGAATCGGGTCCAGCGTCTGGGTACTGATTTCGTCGCTGAACTTCGTCCAGTCGCCGTATTGCAGAAGGGTCGCGGTCAGGTCAGTAACGGAAAGCGACTTCCCCGTCGGCGCGGTTCCTTCGGTCAGCGCGGCCGTCGCGGCGGCCAGGGTTCCGTACCGACGGAACTTTACGACCTTCGACCCCGCGTTCGCGGGAAGATTCCGTTTCTGGCCGAAAAGCGCGTGGACCAGAAGCGGAACGGCGCGGGTCAGAAGTTCGCGGTCGTAAATCGCCGCATATTCGGCGGGAATGTCGGCGCGATAGGATTCGGGAGCGGCCATATTTCAATATATCCTTTCTTGTGTCGGTCGGTCTTCAGACCGCCGACGGTTTGATTCTTCCAGCGGCGACGTCGACTTTGTACTGTTCAAATTCAGCGGGCGACATTTCGCGAACTGGCTTCTGGTTTGTGTGTGAACCTGACGGCCTGGCGCCGTTAACGCCCAGGCGTTCGGCCTGACCCTTGAATTGTGTTTCAAGCTTTTCCAGCGCTGGGAGTTCGAACGAAGCGAATTCGTCCAGCCAGGAATCGCCGAAATCCTTCTTCAGGGTTTCGACCTTCGCGGTCCGAAGCGCGCGGTAGTTGTCGGCGACCTTCTTTTCCTTTTCCAGGTCGGCCGCCAGCGTGTCGGCGCGTTCTTTTTCCTTCTGGGCCAGCGTCTTGTATTCGCCCGATTCCGCCAGGCGCTTCGCTTCCTTTTCGGCTTCAGCCTTTTCCAGCGTCGCCAGGCGTTCTTCGGCCTGTTTCCGCGCTGTATTGACTTCGTCGAATCGGCCCTTCGGAATCATCTGTTCCGAACCGTTGCCACCCTTCCCGTCAGCCCCTTTCGAGTTTTCCGCGTTCGCCGCGTCCTGGGCCGCCTGGTCTGGTTTGCCGTCGTTTTCTGCCATTGTGAACCTACCCTTTCGTTTTTTACGCGCTACGGCGCGGGGGTTTTTGATTGTGCCGCCTTGCCTTTTTCGGCTGGCGGCGGGAAACCATTTTCGTCTTCGTCGGGGAGTCCAGACCCTGGCCGCGCTGGTTCCCCAGCTCCTGGTCGACCGCCCGCCGACCCGTCAGCCTTTTCCAGCGCGTCCAGAAGTCCGAATTTGTCTTCCAGCTTTCTTTCTTCTGCTATAATCTGAAGAAGCTTTTCTTCGGCCTGTTCCCTTGAAAGGCCTGGATTGTCTTCCATGATTATATCAATTCGGGAAACCAGCTTATTCTTCAGGCCGAATTCGCGTTCCTTGTTCTTTTCGTCGACAGATTTCAGAACCTTCGATTCCCCGAACTTGACAGAAAATTCGGCCTTTTCCGAAATCTTCGCGCCCTTTGTGTGGTAGTTGTATACGGCCCGAATCTTCCGAAACAGAATCTTTTCGAAAGCCAGAAGCGCGGGAACGTCGCCTTCCCTGATTTCCTGGACGTCGGCGTTGTCGGCGTTCTTCGATACGCCAGAAGCGACGACCGCTTCCAGGCTGAAGGACGACGCCGCCAGGCCTTTCGTCGCTTGCATGGACTTGACCAGCCAGTCAATAAAGGCCTGGATTTTTTCCAGCGGCGCGTTCGCATTTTCGAACCTGAAGGACGGCGCGGCCATGTCCGACGTCCCTGGCACTTTGTCGACAGTAATCGGGCGGTCGGGTCCGACGACCGTGTTCGCGGGAAGGTTCATATTCACGGCGACCGCCTGGCCGTGTCCCTGAAGGATTGCGACATATCCCAAATTTGAAAGCTGAATCGCGACTTCTTCGTTCGCGTCGACTAAATCCCAGAGTCCTTCGCCCCAGAAGTCGCCGCCTTCCTTGAACCGAAGGACGGCCGCGGGAAGGGTCTGGTAAGGGTTCAAAAGCTTCGGATTGTCTGGCGGCGCGACCGTGTTCCCCATGCGGTCGACCATGAAATGGCGTTCGTCGTCCCAGCAAACGAAGACCTGTTCCATTCGCCCCTTCACAATCGCCCAGGCGGTGTACGCGAACGCGCGCGGGCGAAGGAAGTCGTCGGGGTCGGTTTCGACCAGGCAAAAAGCGGGCGTGTGAACCGTGAAGTCGACGAAACCGCCGTTCTT